CCCGTACTGTATACCAGCGGTACGGGAACGCCCATCACGTTGCAAGTGCGACGCCTCTCGAGGTAGGTCACCTCTTGGGGCAAAGTACTTTGACAACGCTCCGTAATCGGACAGTGGGTCAGAGGGCTTGATCTGGCGAAAAACCAGGATCTTGAACTCTTTCCTCTGTAGCCATGGATTATACCGCACAGCTGTGGTATCGGTCCACGACCAGATTACTGAGGCTGGGACACCTACAGGAGCACGCGGAATTCCGGGCATCACCTTATCAAGGTGAGAGGCCACGAAAGCCGCTACTTCCTCCATCCCGGACGTTAAAGCCCGGTTATGGAAGTCGATTGCTTTCTGAATTAGGTCCAGCTGATGCTCTTCATCGGGGAGATGAGCTCGGAGTTTAAATACCGAGACATCATGTCCCAGATACCAGTCCGCTCCACAAGATTCGCGGAAGGGGCCGGCAATGAACGATTTGTTTTCGTTCACCATGAGACCATAAGTCTCAAGCTGGCGATGAAGAGTAGGTGCGACATCCCACGGGACGATTAGATCGTCACCGTAGACCCTCATCTCGGGCAAATGATGCCGAGAGAGTTCGGATGGGTCGATGCCCCAAGCTTCGCACACTGCAATCGCTTCGATGATGAAAAACACCATCGATTCGATTGGAAAGCAGAGTGACGATCCCATTGAGGCGAACTTGTTGAGCGTCATCTCAGTCCCATCGGGCAAAAGAGCCCTCGTGGACCGAGCTGCTAGCACGCACTTCCTGAGGTAGGGAGCGCTTGCCAGGAGATTCTCAACGAGCTGTAGGGAAACGCGATCTGATGCCTCGCTTAGATCTAAGGTAGCAAAGCTACCGTCGATCGAACCTTTGCGAGCAAGGGCCCTGTTGGGCTCTTGATCCAACCAGGAGAACCTCTTGACTAAGTCAGGATAGTTCCCACTGTGGAGTGTGTCAGTCATTACATGGAGTAGACCTTGCTGGACGTATTGCAACCAGCAGGGCTCCATAGCAATGATGCGTGGACCCTTCATCGTTTTGGGGACGACGGCAACCCTAACAGGGGGCTCGTCTTCCTCAGCTAGGACAACGATAGAATCCGCATGTGAGTAAATCTCATACGGTGAAGCAACGAGGTCATCCCACCAAGGGAGTACTCGATGAAACCTATCGGTCCAGGTTCGACTTGCGTATCGCCCGTTGTAATTCTCACGGGTAGCAAGAGAACCTGACGAGTGTCGTGGTTGCCACTGCCTAGACCAGACAGCGGCTTCGCACTCTGAAAAGAACCCGCCTAGAATACGGCGGGCGACAGTCCTGAAGACATTAAGATAATCTTCAGGGATCTCGTCTAGCAATGCATCCGTAGCGGCGTAGGCTGCAATAGCCTTATCCACCCTCTTCTTAGGGAGGGGGACCTCGACTTTACTGCAAAGAAGCAGCACTTGTCGAAGGGCTCGAAGGAGCCCCGGATTTACGTCGCTACGGAGCATACCATCCTGATCGAAAATACGCTCGAAGAACCCACTCATAAAGACTGGGTAGCCAGCTGGCTTACGGTTGAATCCGGGCCAGAAGCTGAGCGTCCTGCAATTGCCTTGCGCTATCGACGTAAGAAGATAACGCTCGACTGCAGGGAGAGTGAGGCCAAGAAAGGCCTCACCCTCTTTTTCGATCCGAGCTGTAGCGTATGCTACATCTCGATCGGTGCACACCTGGTACTGACGGCCTGCCTCAATCAAGCAGGTCATCCAGAGCGCTACTACGCTTTTCATCCGTTCCCCTTTCAGAGGTGTGCGGATCGTAGCGTGGTACGCTTTACGCCAGTCCGTATGGGCCGCCATATTTCTTCGGTTCGTTCTTCTTTTGGAAGAACGTCTCCCAGATGTAGAAAACTAGATCTAGGAGCAACCCGAAGGCGGCCTGAACAGTGCTCTTCACTTGACCCTCCAAGCCCCGATCGCCACGCTAATAAACGTGGTACAAATGATCAGGACTAGAAGGTCAAGATTCGCCACCGACAACCTTTGTGAGGTTGGTCGAAGTGGCCCAGGCAACGAGAGCGTTCCCCAGGGCGACAACATCTGCGTTGGACACGCCATTCTTAGGCATGTCCAGCACGATGTGCGCACTGTACGAAACGTTCTGGTTGACGGAGGGCACGAGCGGGTCAGTGACGATCAGGCTCTTAAGGAGCTTGACAGTATGGCGCGTACGCTTCGACGACGAGTGCATGGCGGTAAGAACCACCTGCCCCGTCGCGTCAGTGAAGGACCCTTCCGAAAGGGTGAGTCCCGTACGCGGCAGCGAAGTCGCTGCCCCACTAATGGTAACGGACTGAGGATCGGCGAGAGCCACAGCTCTTCTCCTAACTTCGCTTCACAGCGATGTTTTGGTCAGACGAGTATGTCTCGACTAACCGGTGGTGTCTAGACCCCATTTAGGGTTTCGACGAGTAGGTCATCTTTTGATGCCCACTCCGCCACTTCGGGACAGGCCCAAAGCGCCGAGAATTGCCCACTGCTGATTGGAAAATCCATCCCAGCTGGGCAAAATGTTGTACGGAGAGCCCCCACGCCGCGTTTCGCGGCGCCACGAGAGCTTGCTAGACGCATCGGTGAAGCCCAGGCTAACAACAGGCCATGGGCTTGTAACACCAGTGTAGTCGACAAGCGGCTCGTGTACTTTGGCGGTAATCTCGAGTGACTCTGAAAGAGTATACCCGTTATTAGTCGCCACAATCTGGTTGTCGTGAACGGTCTGTTGATAGTGGATAAGTCCACCTACGTCAACAAACCAATTCAGCAACCAGCTGTAGGGGGTTAGGTCATACGCAGTTCCGAGGGTACCACCCTCACCCAGCAGTTCGCTAGCCAGCTTCTTGTACTGGTCTAGCCGATTGTGGATTTCTTTCGGCCTGGGAACAAAATACTCCCAGGTCGCGAATTGCCGCAATCGCTGCTTTGCCGTATAACCTAGAGAGACGTTAGGGATAAGGCTGTTCGTGCTTGAACCCGATCCTGATACCGTTAGGTATGAGAATTGAGTTAACGCACCAAAGAAAGTTATACTTTGGTTGAATTGAGCTTGGGTCGCAAATTTATTTTGGAACCAGCTCACTCCAGCGTCCTCGAACAGCAGACGTCCCTTGTTCGTCTTCTTCCTCACCCTCTCATGGTCCAGAACTTGCCGGACCTTCTTGTCGGAGAGCATAACTTTCTCCGCCATATTGAGGATATCTGAGAGTTCAGGCTTCACGCCGAAAACCCAATTCAGATATGCACCACCACCTTCAGGAATAGTCTTGGGCAGGTAACTAGCCCGCTTAAACATTCCAGGAAGGTCTCTCTGTTCGCCGATAAAGCGATACAGATTGACGGTGGGGGCGAGGGGCACAGACTGGCGCATCATTTCGGCAGCCATTAATGAAATGGAGCCGCCTGATGGCACGGACGGAAAAAACGTCCCTGAATTGAAACTGCGAATAGCCCAGTTACCCTTAATATTATAAGGGGTAACCACGCCGGTCCCAGGGTTGCGAAACGCAACATTGAGAGCGAACTGAGACGGTTGATATTTCGTCTCAGTATAATCGCGGTCATTGCAGACAAAGGCACGCTGATGCTTGCCGTGAAATTCGTAGCCGACCTGATCATAGAAGCCGATCAGAGAGTCTACGTTGCCTGCAATGCTAGCGGATCTAATCCCTCGTTCTTCTTCGAGGGTTATCTCCCTAGATCTAAAGCCGGTCTGTGATCGGGAGCGGCCATTATGAACAAATACCTTTTGGGTAGAGTTGTTCCTAATGGCTTCCACCTGAATGTCTGGGTCCGAGGATGACTCGTGTACCATTGGCATCAGGCTGCTCCCCTCCGTACTAACGGGAAGGGAATTTCCCTTGACCTCTTGGTTAGAGAGGTACCCGCTAAATTGGCAATACACTATGTGTGCATTGGGGTGTGATTAACCCCGTGGGGCCCCTTAGGGGGCC